GTGCCAAGGGCTACCAGAAGGGTCTTCTCCTTACCCTTCTGGTAGCCCTTGGCACGGATGCCTTCGATCTCGCGCAGGTCGACCTGAGAGGTGCGAATGCGGCTGAACGGGCTGCGATGAACCTTATTCAGGACAGCCTTTACCCATGCCTGATCATTGGTAACGAGCTCGGGGGCGCCGGGGCGGACGTCATGCCACTCGGGGAACAGAGCGTCAACGCCGGCGGGAGTCTGGCCGGAGGGATAAGAGGTGAAGCCGCTGACCGGAGCCAGGCCGTCATGGGACAGACTGTTCTCTTCGGCATAGGCGTCGATGGCGCCCTTCAGAGTGCCGAGTTTCTTGGCATTGGCAATAATCTGCTCTTCATCCGCATGGGACAGATAGGCGGCGTTGTTCATTTCAGGGGTCTCAAAAGCATTGTACTGCATGGTATTTCCTCCTTCGGAATGCTCTACGGCATCCTCTTTCTCTTCTTTTTCATCCGAATCGGCGTCCTTGCCGTTCGTCTTTTCTTGCTTCACATAGCCGATAACGGTCGCAACCGCCATCTTCTGTTCATCATTCAGACCATCGAGAATCTCGCCGATGGTCTTGCTGGACTCTGTCTTTTTCTCATCCATTTCGGTTTTCTCCTTTTTTTCAGAAGCATTTTGATCATCGGATTTCTCTTCCGGCGTCTTATCTTCCGTTCCTTTCAGCTCATCACGGATATCGTCAAGACTCATTTCATCGTCATCCTTGTTGGAATGCGCCAGCGTAAACTCATCACCCATCCAGATATATGCTTCGGTCATGTCCTCTTCGGTATCATCACCATGCGCAAGAACCGGATACTCGATGCATGCTTTTCGATTGGCGCCCGCCAGAACAAGGCTGACTTCCTTGATGGAGCCGTGAAGAACGTCCCCGCCTTTCTGAATGAGCTGATTAGCCCAGATGCTCAGCGAAGTAATATCGCCGTGCTTGATGGCTTCCTTGCTGTACTTGGCCATCGGCGTATCATTCAGATAACCGTAAAAATAAACGCCCTCCGGACGGGATTCGAGAAATCCGTGTCCGAGGACGGCTTCGGGGCTGTCATGCTGATGTCCCCAGATCAGGGGAACTTTTTTTCCGTCATCTTCTCTGAATGCATCCTGACGGATCGTGCGGCCATCGCTGCAGAGAACATCGTTTCTCGTAGCCCAGCCGCGAAAATCGCAATCGTCATACTTGCTCATTGCTGTATGGCCTCCTGTATTGTCTGAATAAGATCATCCCTGCTCAAGCTGCTGCAGGGTCTCTGCTTCTTCCGGACTGAGTCCGAGAGCTTTTGCCTCTTCAGGCGTTGTCACGCCTTCTGTCGGAATCCCGGCGGCGTCTGTCATTCCTGCCGCCTGTACGTTGGACTGGTTCAGGTTCTTGTTCCTGAGTTCGTCCGCGCCCGGCTGGTCGGAAGGCTTCAAACCACACTTGACACGGAATTCATTGGAGGACATGATCTCATTTCTTGTAAATTTATCTGCCATATCGGCAATCTTGCTGACCGGCATCAGACGGAACGGATCCTTGAAGAACATGATCGACTGCCCGCGAGCTCTCTCCTGCTTGGAGATCCACTTGCGCTTCAGCTCATCGACCAATGCTGTTACAAGCGGTTCAATTACATCGTTCAGATAATTATTCTTTGCAACGTCATCCGCACTGCCGTTTAGAATTTCCGGACTGATTCCGATCTGGTCCAGAAGTTGTTTGGTCAGCGACTCAATCTGAGGAACCAGATTGTTGTCCAGAGATCGGTTCAGCTGAATAACGTGCTCGGTGGAATCGATATAGGCAATTCCATATTTGGAGCCCGCAAGCTGAAACTCAATATCTTTCCTGCGCTCATCGGCCTGCTCTTTGCGGATCTGAGAGCGCGTGGAATAAGGCAGCTGAATGATTAGATCCAGTTTCCCGGCAGTCGTTTGGGCATCTAACTCATCCAGCATAGCCAGCTTCTGTCTCAGACGCATCAGGACAGAGTTCGGAGCGTTCATGATCTCATAAAATGGATTTTGAACGATCGAGCACATGCTTTTCGGCTGTCGGATGGTCTTTCGCTGCCCGCTTCGGTCGTCGTAGACTTCAACTTCAACGTGCCTCGGGTACCATTGAAGAATCTTACCGACCCTGACACTCTGAAATGAATTAACGGTCCAGTTGGTCGGGTCAACGTCGGCATCAATAGGGCAGATGGCGATATAGCCTTCATCGAGCAGCGACATGTAGACATCCTGTCGGAATGCCCTTGCTGACTGATCGATATTGGCTTCAACGGTCAGAATCTCATTCAGGCTGTCTGCAATATCCTCTTTATAGCGCCCTTCTTCATCGAGCCGGACGTGCTTGAGTTCAATGCTCGAGGCGTCGACAGAAATTCGATTCAGCAGAGGGGCGATAATGCTTCGCTCACTTCCTCTGCGGAGCCTCCGCCGATCTGGAGGGGAATAGGATCCGTATCCCATTGAAAATTCAGGCCGTGTCGTCGGATCTTTGTTCCGGAAAGCGTTCCAGGCTTTCACAATACGTTCACCAAAACTTGGCACTGGAATCACTCTCCTTTACATGTAAATATCTTTATAATATTCCAGAAGCGTCTCGAAATCGGCCATAGTCTCATCATAGTACGCCTGAAGTTCCTTATGCTGCTGCTCCAATGCCTTCAATGACCGCTCATTGTTTTTAAGCTCAGTACGCAGCTTCTGTATCTCTCCGATAGACTTGGACGGACCGCTGCGCAAAGTATTTTGCACAAGATTGTCTTTTGCATTGTTCAACTGTTGCTTAAGGTCTTCATTCAGTTCTTTCGTTCTGGCCATCTCAAATTCGATGTCTTTAAGACTCTGAAAGTTATCAGCTGTGACACGAATGTTATCAAGCTCTTCGGCATATTGCTGCAGGGCCGACTTGAACGTCTCCTGGATATAATCTTTCCCCATGGCGGTTTTGCCGCCAAGAAGTTCAGACGATTCTTCAAGAGAGCTTGGAAGCTCCCTTTTCTTATTCCAGCCCTCTTTTGCAGTCCCGCCGGTCTTACGTCCATGGCTGGTTAGACCGTGATCTCCGAATGGCTTCCTGCCTTCGGACCAATCGGCGAGCAGCGTCAGATCTTCATCTTTCTTGGACTGCTCGTCTTCTTTCTTGGCATTGTTCAGCTGCGTCTGATTGCCAGCCGCGTTCGAACTTAAGGTGAGTGGCGTATGTGGAGTAAGTTTTGTTTTATTATTCAGTTTTTCAACGATGCTCTTTGCTCTGGTAGCGCTATTGTTGGAAGCTTTCGGCTCTTTAACGTTTTTTTTAATCTCGGATGCTGCTCTCGCTGCTGTCTGCTTAACAGTCTTTGCGGCAGCCTGGGCCCCTGTCTGCGCTTCTTTTACAATTCGCTGTGAACTAGTCTGTGCTCTTTGAGAGGCTTCCTGTACTTTGGTTTTTACCGCGTTTGCAGTCTCGGAATTAAGCTGCATCTTCTTGGCGACTTCCTGCCCGGCAGTCTTAATGTTCTGTCCGGTCTGCTGAGCAGTTTTCGCAACGTTCTGCAGATAGCGTTTCAGCTCATCTGGAGTGTAAAAATATAAAGCACCGATGCCCTTGCCGATTTTCTTGATGTATTTATGGTTTTTCCATTCAACTCCATGGCAGAGGTAGTAATTGCCATGTGCATCTTTTTCGATGGTGTAATCCTGCAATTCGCATTCCCCCTTCCAGAAATGGTGGAATATGCATTTTGATTCAGTCGAACTCCTCTTTGTTGGCCTTATAGGCAACATAGGCGTCCATCATGGCAGAGACGTTGTCGATCTTCTGTTCTCTGCGCCGTTTCAGAAGTTTCTTGTTTCCGTTGCTGTCAAACTCAACCACGCAGTTTCCCATGCAGAACTTCATGATTTCTTCATCAAATAAAAGCATCCGTTCCTCTGCAAGAATACGAAGTTCTCCAAGAGGGACGGATTCTGTTTTTGCACCCTGTATGACTTTCTCGATTCCGGCCGGGCCAAAGTCGACTTCCCACTGCTCACGGAAGACCTGCGCATTATACGGGTCGTAGCCGAAGCAGCGGACATCGTAATTCATCTTAGTAATGAACTGGAACAGATCCTCATAAACCTGCCCGATGTCCAGAATCTTGCTGTCCATGATGATAAGACTTCCCTCACGAAGAAACTCTTCGTACTTATCTCTCATGGCCTTCGATAGCCGATGAAAAGTATAAGAAGTGATATAGCTTCTCGCCTTAACGCCGAAGCTTCCATCGGTAAGCGGAAACAGAAACGTAAATGCGCAGAAGTCGTCTCCCTGCGAAAGGTCGGCTCCCATGGCACAGGGAAGTCCGTTGAAGTACTGCGGTCGATGCAGCAGAGTCTGCTGATACGTAAAAAATACGGTGTAGCCTTCGCACGGAATTCCGAACCGCTTTGCCAGAATGTCATTCTTCGCAGCAGGAGCATTTTCCGCGCGCTCAACATCCAGTTGATATGTCTCATAGGATACGGTCTTTCCGAGATTCGGATTGGCTTTCATCCATTTAGACGGATCTCCGACTTCTTTCTCGTCGTCCAGCCGGTACCACCAGATCGAGACGTGCGGCTGCTGGTACTTCCCTTTCAGGATGTCCATCAGTTCCATTTTGATCGTATCGCCAGGTCCGTTTCGGATAGTTCCTTCGGAACTGGTTGCAACAATCAGCCAGTCGTCAACCTTTGAAGCACCCTGCTCGATAGCACCGACAACGTCTTCGCGTACAACGCCAGAAAGCCATTCATCAACCGTTGCGTACTTGCATCTGGCGCCCTGAAGCTTATCAATTCGCATTGGTCTGCTTTCGATAATAGAGTTCGTCAGGAAGTTTTCAATCCCCTTCTTGGTAGAGGTGAGCTTCATTCGGTCAGCTTTGCTGCCGGTTGTATTCTGCAAAGAACCCTCTGTCAGAAATTGAAACAGTGGGCCTCTAGCTCTGCTGATGGCGGTCTTCAGTGGCAGCGTTGTTTCCTCAGACTGTCGTACCGTCGGGGCGGTTACAATCTGGTCAGTGGTTGTTACATCACAGACGAGCCCGTAGGCCTGAATACAGGTGTCGTAAAGGCTCTTTGCTGCGCCTCGTCCAACGATCAGATACTGCTTGTTGATCAGCCGTTTCTTGATCCTCTTAGTAACATAGCGCCCGCCATGCCCATCCGGATATGGTTCCCAGACGCTGCGTTCAGATCGGA